CGCCAAAAGCAACCTCGGTAGGCGTGATCTGCACGCCTTTGAAGGTCCAGTCCACCTTCGGCAGGGCGCCCGTCGCCAGATCAATCGCCGCCGTGCCGAAACAGCCCTTGACGATATATTGCACGCCATCAGCGTTCAATTTGAACTGCAGCGATTCAAATGCGTCACTGGTCGGCGTGTATTCCACCCGCGTCGCCGCCGTGATGGCCTCCGCCCAACCGCAGGCGCGCAGCAGCGGCCCCCACGCCGGGGCGCTTCCTGCCGTGCCAGCGGCCCACAATTCGGTCGAGAAGCCCATTTCGGCTTCGGCGTTTGCCGGAATCTCCTCCGACCCGCCCAGATAGTCACGCACCAGATCGCGCGAGACCATGTCATGCGTGATGGTGAACTTCGGCTCCCCGGTCAACAGGATCGGGAAAAAGGTGCCGGGCGCACCGGCATAGCCGGTTTCCAGCGCCGCAGACATGCGGATACGGCGGCTCAGGCGCGTCATTTGGACTTCTCCTTCGTCGGGGGATTGGAAACAATCTCAGCCACCGACGGCGGCAGAGTGTCGGCGCCGGAAACAACTGCGGGCACGGCATCTACCGCGCGCTGCAGTGCCCCCGTAACCGGATCATGAATCCAGCTGCCCCCGTGCGGCGGCAGCGGCGTGTCTTTCTGTGTCATGTAGATACCCTCAGATGATGTTCGGTCACAAAATCCTCGCGCCAGGTCGAAGCGCCTGGCGCATAGGGGGCGAGCATGCCACCCGCATAGGACAGCGGAGAAAACTCGCTGGGATCTGGTGAAAACAACAGAAGCCCAGACCTTAGCTCCACTCTCAAATTGTCCAATTCATCTGCCGCACCATAGTCGGCGTCTCCATCTCGGCGACGCGAGAGAACGATCCAGACGCCGATCAGATCGGCTACGCGCTGGATATTGACCTCCAGCGCGTCATTCGGTGCAGCAGTGGATTTCACCGGGCCGACAAGGGCAGCTGGAAAGCTTGTAACCTCCGTCCCCGAAAGCACGTGATCGACAGATTCAAAACTGGGACAGCTGGCCTTGATCTGATCGATAATCGATCCCAACCTCATAGCTGCCTCACGTCAAAAACCCAGGTTAGACCTCGCGGATCACTCATGGCATCGGTGATGATCTCATAGTTGACCGCACCAATCGTCACGGCGTCGCCAGAACGTGGGCGCGCCAATCCGGCGGATGACGTGGTCAAGATCAGACGACCTACCATGGCCTGCGCAAGACCAAGATCGACTGCAAAGTCTCCGCCGCGCGGCACCACACGAATAGAGATTTCCGCCCCTCCGCGTGGTGTCAACACAGCGTCCTTGGCGAGCGGGCCGCCAAGGATATGGGCAAGATCAGCGGCGAAATCGATCACGCCGCATCACCTTCCGGCGCTGGCTTGACCGGCGCGGGTTCCGGGTTGATCAGGTCGAACAGCGTCAGGTTCAGACGGCCCTCTGCACCCTCGAGGCCGAACACCTCGCCGCATTTGAAGGTCAGCTCGCCTGTATCGAGGGAATAGATGCCCTTCTTGTTCACCGGCCCCAACAGATGGGCCCGCAGGGCATGCTGTTCCTTGGTCAGGCGCAGCTTGACGGGCGCGCGCAGGGTCGCCCCCTGCGCGGCACTCACGCGAATTTCATCCATGATCAGACGGCCTGCACCTGGCAGGCGTGCTGCCAGTAGCCATAGCCGACGTTCCGGATAGCCTTGACGCCGTATTCGTGCCGGTCTTCCTTGAATTCCAGCTCGGAACCCTCGGCAATGGCCGCAATCGTCACGCCCTCTTCTTCCTGAAGGATGAAGGGCTTGGTCGAGCCATCGGTGCGGAACACGTTGATTTTGTCGGTGGCCGTCAGGCGCGGGTTGACTGCCAGACCAAAACCGAACCCGTCCAGCGTGGTCAGGATGTTGGTGTCGCCCCCGCCGATCAGCTGGTTCGACAGCGCCGCCGCCGCGTTCTTGAACAGGGTGGTGGGCACCATCACCAGAAAGTTGCGGGCGGTTTCGTTCATCGGCTCGGCCTGATCATCCTTGAACCCAAGGATCTTCTCGACACCAGACAGAACCATGTGCTGCATCTGGCGCGCCGTGGGAGAGGAGGCCACGTCCGACGTGGAATCGATGGTCGAAATGTCCACGGTGATGGCATTCGACTGGGCGCCGCTGTCGCCCTCAGCATGGTCGGTATCGAAGAAATACTGCCCATCATAGCAAACCGCCGAACCCGCATTGGCGATCAGGCTGGACAGCAGGCTCTGCCAATGGGTTACGGTGCGCCCGGCCATTTCGTTGATGCGCACCCGCAGCTGGCCCGTCTTGTCGCGGCGCAGCCAGTCCACCGGCACGTTCATCGTGGCTTCGAACTTCTTGTTGACGATGGTGATGCCGTTTTCGCGGAACCCCTTGGAATCGCGGCCACCGATCCATTCACGCATGGCAGGCGCCATGCCCAGCCACTTGTAGGTTTCCGATTCCTGATCGCTCTGGAACCGCATCCCGATCTGATCGATCCAGGAGGCCGATTCCTGCACCTGCAGGGCGTTGTAAAAGTTGCCGATGATGGCGCGCGACGAAAGACCCTTGTTCGCGGTCATGCTGTGTTCTCCTTACAGAACCATGGCGGCGTCGAACTCGACGACAGCCAAACCAGTGGAAATCCACCGCGACACCCAGCCAATCTTGGTGTTGCTGGTCGGGGTGAGGGTGAAGGTGTTGTCGTCCGACGCATAGACGGCGGCGCGATCGTTGGCGGTGATAGCCAGACCGGAAATCGGCAGGGTGATTTTGCCGCGCTGTTTCACTTTCACGCGCTTGTCACCGGCAGACCCGGCGGCGTTGTCGACCTGCTCGACACAGAACCCAAGAAACGGGTCAGCGGCCACCAGCGGGCGGGCATAGCCAGACGCGTTTTCCCCGACAGCCGCACCCTCGTAGATGATGTCAGCGGCAATGACCGGGTATTCTTCCATGTCCCCCAGCGAAAAGACGCGGGGCAGATCAGCAGCAAGAGTCGGCATGCTCTTTTCCTTTCAAGGGTTCAGTTGGAACGGCGCGCGAGGATCCGCGCTTGGCCGCTGGCATTGGCCTTTTCGAAGGCCAGGAATGCCGCAAAGTTGTCGCCGAACTCGGCACGCAGCGCGGCGTCCGAATCCCACGCCGACTTGGCGCGCTGATCCAGCGACAGATCGCCGCCCGACACCGCGGCGGGCGGTTTGACCGTCACCACCGCCGCAGCAGTATCGGCATCGGCGCGGGCGGTCAGGTGCGAAACACCAGCGGCCTTGTCGGCGCGCAGGATTTGCAGGGCAAGTTCGGCGGGCGTAGTTTTGCCGTCGCCCTTGGCCGCCGCGACAAGCGATTCATGGCCCGACACGGCGATCTCATCGAGACCAAGAATCCGGGCCCGTTCGGTCGATGCGGCGGCGACGGTCGCGGCCTGCGTGGCTTCAGATGTGGCATCCGCCACGAGATCCGGCCGGTGCTCCCGCAGCGCGGCCAAGGTCAGGGTTGCCCAATCCATGGGTGTCTCCTTTGCTACGGCAGCGGGGGCCGCGTTCATGGTGAAATCGCGGCCCGCAAGCTCCGCGATCATCTCGTCAAGGGTGGTTCTGCGATCAGCCATGCCGCGCCGGATGGCCTCGGCACCGTGAAACACCAGACCCTGCCCAAACTGTTCCAAGGCCGCTTCAACGGGCACACCGCGCAGCGCAGCGACATCCCGGATGAACTCATCACCCGAGGCGTCCACCAGCGCCTGCATTTCCGCCTGCCCCTCGGGGCTTTCCGGGTCGAGCCGCTTGTTGGGGGATTGCGCGGCGACAACACTGATCATCCGCGCGCCCATCTTCTTCAGCATGGGCTCGTAATCGACATATTCGATCACCGTCCCGACCGACCCGACAATGGCGCCAGACCCCAACCCGATTTCCGAGGCGGCGGCGGTCAGCCAGAACGCAGCCGAGGCCGCCATGCCACCGACAAAAGCCGCCACAGGCTTGGTGCTGTCAAGCGTGAAGCTCAGGCTTTGCTCGCTGCTCGTGTTGCCCGCTTTGTCCGTCTGGCGCACTTGAACAACGTAGCTGCCGTCTGCACTGCCATCGGTTGTGGGGGCGTTGTAGCTGGCGCTCCAACTGCTAAAGGCGCCGCTGTCTTTCTTGAAACGGTACTGAACAATGGCACCCGTCTCTGCATTGCTTGGGGCGGTGATAGTGCCGCTGTTGGTAATACTGTCTGCATTAAAGCCTGTGATGCCGTTGCTGCTGTCGGTGGTGAGTGCCGCGTTGGTTTGGGCGGCTGTGGTGTCGAGCGTGTAGGTGATAACTTGGCTATCGCTCGTGTTACCCGCTTTGTCCG